GGCCGAATCAAAAACATCACCAAACTACTTTGAAATATCTTGTACTGGGCCTACCGTAGTTTATACTTTAAGTTATAATGGTACAGAGCAAACCCTATTAACCTTGTCTCAATTAGACCTAGATGAAATGTTTTCTATAGGCGTAGACATAGATACAATATCTCATTATTTTGGAGGAAGCGTTGCATCCTTCTTTGGTAATTCTAGCAGTCTTAATTTTTATATTGCAGGCAGTTCAAACTCAGAAGAAACATTCTCTGGGAAAATATATAAGACTGGATTCTGTACTTCTAGAAATCACAAAGCCATTGCAGCATTCTTTAGTGAAAAAGGAATTGTAAGACAAAGTGATGATGTCTTTGAAGAGTATTTAAACACACCAGACGTTGACTATAACTCAACTGATGAATATTTTGGAAACAGTCCATCAGAGTGGGACTCAGTAATTGACCCAGGACTTCCAAGTTTAGCAACAGCAAACACCCTACAGGCACACACGGCAAGTTACACTCTGTCCCCTTTGGTAAGTTTTGGATCTTATTCTTTAGACATAGATGTTCAGGGATACTGGGAAGATTACCTTCCCCTGACATACTTTGCAAAATTTATAACAGATAACAAGAGCAAGCCGTATTATGATTTAGACTTTATTCAGTTTAATATAAATTATCCAGCACCATCTGTGTTTGTAGAAGAAGAGCAGTTTGGTTCTTGGACATATAGAGAACTGTCTGATGTTTATAATATTCCAATTCAAAGAGACTATACTTCTTTAGATAATCAACTATTTACTGGCTACCTAGACTACACAGACTTAAGAGATAGGGTATATAGAAATTATAAATACGACACATCAAACTCTCTTGTAAAATCTTACATAACATTTCAATATATTAAAAATGGAGCAAACCTATCATTAGAGAACTTTATAAATACAGAGAAACCTTCAAACGACTCTTTTGTTGTTCCTGGAGAAAGTTGGAGAAACACCAAGTATGAGGTTGTAGATAATATGGTAATCTACACTCCAAAAGATGTTAGCAATCTGGACCTTGCAATTGTTACCCACCTTGACTTTAATGTTAAAGGAATATTAAAAAATAATGTTGCAATTAGAACTCTAGAGTATTCTTCTCAGGCGTTTAACAATACTTCACCAAACCCTATTGGCACAAGATTTGGACATTCTTTATTCCCATACAAAAAATCTGGATTTTACTACGACTATAAGACTGAGAACCCTTTTACAATTTATAAGGGCACCTCCCCATACCTTTACTTGACAAGATATTCTGGTATAGAAATAAAAGGCACTATGGACCCAACAATCAATAGAGGGCTTTCTATTTCAGTTAACAAAGAAAAATCAGACAACTTTAAAGTTATGGCTTTACAGATGGCGGTTCGATATGACAAGGATGCGTTCCCATACGGATCTATAGAAGTTTTTGAAATTAAAGCAAGGGATAGGCACATAAAGTTTTATCTATCTGCAATCCATCCTCAAGGACACAGGGCAAAAATCTATGCAGTAGATGCAAATACTGGAAGACTAGAAAATGGAATTAAGTTTTACCTTAATGGAAAAGTCGTAAAAGATCCAGTTTTGACAGTTAAAGAATGGGCATTCGTAGGAATATCCTTTCCAAAGGTATTAGACTTTAAAAACAGGGTTGGATTAATTAATCTTAACGGACCCCTGATGTTTAACACAATATCTTATTATGAATCTAGCAACTTGCAAGAAGGCGAAGAAGAAGAGTTTAGAAGATGGTTTGGAGTTAAATACATTCTTCCAGAAAACATTGAGTGGGGATACTGGACTGATGGAGGGGGCCTTTGGGATGGGGTCCTAACGCTTTCCAAAACAAACTATTATGGCATTGATCCATCAACAATCTATAAGAGTTATACAGGAACTAATAAGATTATTATTGATAGTCAGGCATCCCTAGTAATTGACAATGCTAGATCAAGCACTGAGCACGAGTATCGTATATATTCTGGTATTAACTCGAAACTAATAACCACTACTGCCATCTAATATGGTATACTTTAGTATATGAATACTCAAGATCCACGCAAAAAGAAGAAAGCCTTGCCAAAAATGAAGGGGCAAGTGGGTGAGTCCCGTGCAAGAATTATTGAAAAGCATTATGATTGGGGTCTATATGTTTATAAAAAGGCCAACGGCAAGTGGTTTACAGACGGCACTGGTTCTGTTTTAAACATTGAATCAATGAAGGGCGACATTCTTCAGATTTCTAAACTAAAAGAAGCAGCAAAATATTACGGGGATGAAGGAGATGGCGAATGCATCTTCGTACCAGGATTAACAAGAATCTCAGAAGAAGAGTACTCTGAACAAAAGCAAAGATTAGCAGAAGGACTTATTCCTTCTATGAACGACCTTGGCGCTGTGCAAGCAGCCAAAGATACTATTGCAAAATATGGAAGTGATGACTAATGAGTGAAGACAAAGAATTTTTTATTAGAGCAAAGACAGATGTCCCTCTTCCAGAGGACGATACATTTACAAAGCAAGATCCTTTTAATCAGTCATGGGACGTTATCAAAGATCTTCACGGGCTTGACGCAAACTTTAAAAGAAGAACTTCTCGAATAATTAAAGGAGAGGCAACCCAGGCATACATAGATAGTTCAAGAGCAGAAAGTGTTGGTATCAACGGAGCAAGATCAAAAGAAATTAACTCAGGAACAGTATTTAGAAATGCTTATGGACTATTTGATGTAATCACTCCTCCATGGAATTTATATGAACTTGCAAGTTTCTATGATACATCTTTTGCTAACCACGCTGCCATTGATGCAAAAGTAGAAAATATTGTTGGTCTTGGCTATGAGTTTAAGATTTCAAAAAGAACTATGCTTAAGTTAGAAGCATCAGAACCAAAGACTTCTGAGAATGCAAGAAAAAGAATTGAGCGAGCAAAGATTGAAATGACTGACTGGCTTGAATCGTTAAATGATGAAGACTCTTTTACAACAACAATGGAAAAGGTCTTTACTGACTTGCAGTCAACTGGAAATGCATATTTGGAAATTGGTAGAACTACTCGTGGAGAGATTGGATATGTTGGTCATATTCCATCTACTACAATGCGTGTTCGTAGACTTAGAGATGGCTTTGTCCAGGTTATTGCAAACAAGGTTGTTTACTTCCGTAACTTTGGAGCAACAAACGCAAACCCACTAGGAACAGATCCAAGACCAAATGAGATTATTCATTTTAAAGAATACTCACCCTTAAATACTTTTTATGGAGTTCCAGATATTATGTCTGCCATTGGATCTCTTCACGGAGACCAACTTGCATCACAATACAACATTGACTACTTCCAGAATAAGGCAACCCCAAGATACGTTGTAACCCTAAAGGGTGCAAAGTTATCTGCAGAAGCAGAAGATAAGATGTTTAGATTTTTACAGACAGGGCTTAAGGGACAAAATCATAGAACTCTTTATATCCCACTACCAGGAGACTCTGACACTAACAAGGTAGAGTTTAAGATGGATCCTGTAGAGAACGGAATCCAAGAAGCATCATTTAAGGAATATAGAAAACAGAACAGAGATGACATTCTTGTTGCTCATCAAGTTCCTCTTTCTAAGATTGGTGGCTCTGACTCCTCAGCCATTGCTGCTGCGCTCTCACAGGACCGCACCTTTAAAGAGCAGGTTGCAAGACCAGCACAGAGAAACCTTGAGAAGATGATTAATAAAATTGTAAAAGAAAAAACAGATATCCTGGAGTTTAAGTTCAATGAACTTACCCTTACAGATGAAATTGCTCAATCACAGATTATCGAAAGACTTGTTAAGACACAGGTTATGCTTCCAAATGAAGGTCGAGAACTTCTTGGTCTTCCACAGATTGAGGGCGGTAACGAGCCTTTCGATCCAAAGCCAGAGCAAGCAGCAAATGATAATGCGGACAGAGCAAGGGACACTGAAAGAACAAACAACCAGTCTGACGGACCAGCCACAGTAAGTGGAAGAAATCCAAAAGGCGAAGGTCGTAAAGTTGATGATGTGCCCGAAATGTCCAAATAGTGATACTTTAGCAAAAAAGGGTATATAATATAATAACCATGATTATCTCTAAAGCCAATTGGAATACAGATGGAGACAGCCTCCGCTTATCTATGCCACTTACTAAGGTGGACAAGGAGCGTCGAATCGTTTCTGGGTTTGCATCACTTGACAATATTGACAAGCAAGATGACATTGTAACAGCAGAAGCATCAATGGATGCATTTGCAAAATTCCGTGGGAACATTAGAGAAATGCACCAGCCATTAGCAGTAGGCAAGATGGTAGACTTTAAAGCAGAAAAGTATTTCGATCCAGAATCAAAGAAGTTTTATAACGGAGTATTCGTATCTGCATATGTTTCAAAAGGTGCACAAGATACTTGGGAAAAAGTTCTAGACGGAACACTTGCTGGTTTTTCTATTGGCGGAAGAATGAACAAGTGGGACGATGCTTATGACGAGAAGTTAGACAAGTCAATCCGTGTTATTAAGCAGTATGATTTAGTTGAGTTGAGTCTTGTAGATTCCCCAGCAAATCAATTTGCAAACATCGTATCTGTTGAAAAGGTAGATGGCGTAGATGTAATTAAGGCTGATGAAA